CCAATATTAATACGGAATACAGCATCTATACTCAAGAATTTTCAGAGGAAGCCCAGAATTACTTCAACCGATTAAATGGCGCAGGTGATACGACCTATACAGCTTACAAGCAGCCTCTAGCTAACTACATCGATAGCTTGGTTGCACTCGGCGGTGCTTACTGGGATGATATGGAATCTGCTGCATCCTTTGTGGGTGTAGGCATACAGGGTATTACGGTTCCTCTTAGGGATGGTATGACCGTTCCTACACAGAACAACTTTGTTGCGGGTGATTTGAATACATTGACTGGTCTATTGTGCAATGGTTCCACTAAGAGAATCAGCACTAACACGAATCAATCAAATTACGCACAGAATGACACTTCAGTCAGTACATACAGAACAGAAACTGTAAGCGGAACCAATCCTTTTTACTTTGGAACAAACCTCGCAAATGGCTTTGGGGCTAGGGGCAGCTTCATTACTGCCTGTTATGGTGCGCAAGCTGTAACTGGAAGTGCTTCTACTACCGTTGGTCTATTGGGACTTTCTCGCTCGGCTTCAACAGGCTACGACTACCGATCAAATGGGACAACTGGTACACGCACAACAGCATCGGTTACTCCAGCTTCTGGCAATCTGGATATATTTGCTATTAACGGAACAACAAGTGGTTCGTTCCGATTAGCAACCTACCACGCAGGCCCTGCACTTAACCTTGCTACCTTAGAGGGCTTGCAAGCAACATTACTTTCTGAAATCGCAGCAATTTAATTATGACCCCATCAGAATACCTAGCTACTAGCCCTACGACTGAAGAACTCAGCCAAAACTATCTTCTGATTTCAGCAGAACTGCGGGACTCAATGCTTGCCAAGCAGGACACCTTAACTACTAGCAACCGCATCAGCCCAGTGCTGTTAATTGACGGAAGCTACGGTTCTTGTTGTGACATTTACACAGAAGTTGCCGCAGGTGGCGTCTACAGCGAACTGTGGGCAATGCTTGATCAAGCTAAACTGGAGGAGTGTGAAGTCGTAGACAAAGATGCATTCCTAGCACTATTACCAACGCCAGAAGAAATTTAATATGCCACAAAACACCACTCCAATCGAATCAGTATGGGCATTAAAGGGCAACCAGCCAAACAATGCCATTGTAGCTACAGCCGACGGGAAATATCCTGCTCTGGACGGTAGCCTGATTACAAACATCAGTGGTGGTGGTGGCGGTGGTGATCTATTGGCGGCAAACAATCTGTCTGAGCTTACAGCTACGGCATCAGTTGCTAGGACTAATCTAGAGCTGGGTGCTGCTGACACCGTAGAGTTCGGGGGCTTTGTCCCGCCATCGGGAACAACTGCTGAAATTGATGCGGTTGCTGATGCTGTAGTCGGGCAAGTGATGATTAACTCTGACAGCGGTCAGTTCGTTCAATTTACTGGACCTGCTACGTATGAGGTGATTACGTCAGCTAAGTCACACAAGCTAGACTCCGTTGCCGCAAGTGGCACGGTTACACTGTTGAACTCTGGGTTTGTTGAGTCTGGGCTAATTACACCATCGCCAGACGTTTTTGCACCCGTAAACTTCGTTGAAGTTTTTGCAAACGGAACTTCACTCGACGGACAAAACGGAACTTTTACCGCATATCTTTATCACGATGGATCTCAAGGACCTGCTGGGTGGTATGATGTTAGTGATGTAAATGCTGGCTTAAAAGATGCGGTCGTAATTCCAGCGGATTCACTTTTATTCTTCACAAGTGCCACTGGCGGAACAAAGACACCGATGCGCACCCATTTTGAGGTCGTGTCTGAGGCTATAACCCCAATCACTATTCTGTCCGAAGCATTGAAGGCTGGCGTAACCTACGAGATTTCCGTAAAACTTGCAATTGGTGATATGCTTAACGGCAACGTTTTCATGAGCGCAAGCTACTCTGGCTTGTTTGCGGATAGCTATGCTGTGTTTACCGCAGATGACCTTGACACTGGTGCTAAGCTCGGAACGTTTGAGGGTGAACTCCTCGCTAGCAATATTATCGGCCTCTCCGCTAATGGAGCTTACGGATTTGACAGTCCAAGCATCGGCTACTACACGCTAACTTCTACAGTAACACCATCTACTGATGGGACGTTTAGTTTTGACATTAAGCAATTAGTATCTTCGGCACGTCCACTATACGTAGGCAAGGCGGAGATAACCGTTGCAGCACTTACTTAATGGCAACACTCGGAACAGTATCAATTAACGAGGGCAAGGTCCTCCGCCTCTGGTTTGAAATAGACCAGTTCCGAGAGCCTACACAAATCTCTCCAGACACGAGCACGCCATACACGGAGGACGACAAGGAAGGGGAGCGGTTTACTACGTCTTCCTCTGGCGAGCAAGTCACGCTCGTCCCAGTTGTCACCTACTCGCTGAACGACGACCCCATCTCATTTGCCTACTCATCGGACAGCCCAACCGAGATCGACGTAGCGCCTGATGGTCAGGTGGTGTTCATGGTAGCACCAGAGGCTACTGCCAGTGCAATCATCACTATCTTGGCAACTAGCGGAACTGCGACGACCACACGGACTGTCAGCGTCACACTCACACTGTCGGGTGCATCGGTCGTTGAAGTCATCGAAGGTGGCGTAGCTGGTAGCGCACGTAAGGCACTCTCCGACCCAATGGACGACGCTCTGATTGTAGCTAACCCAGCGACACAGCAGCAGGTTTACACAACCCAAGACCCATACGTCCGCAACACGAGCTTCTTTCTGCAGGGGACACACGCAGAGGCACTTACTTGTGCGTCGCCTTGGAACTCTACTGGAGGCACTCGACGTGCTGGTACAGCAATTACACCAAGACACGCAGTCTGCGCAAACCACTATCCCGTCCCAGTTGGGGCAACAATTCGTTTTGTTGCGTCTGACAACACAGTCATCACCAGAACGGTTGTTCAGGCTGCTCGTATTTTCTGCAATGGCGTAGGCACAGATGCTTGGATGATTCTGCTAGACTCAGACCTCCCAGCCTCAATCACTCCCTGTAAGATATTCCCAGACGGCTACGAGACATATTTACCCGCTGGCGCAACAACTGCCGCAGCTTTCGCACTTCCACTGCTTGCAATGGACTTCAGCGAGAACGGCATTGCGCTTGATCTAATTACTGAGAAAGTGCAATCAAACATTCCTACAATGACTTACGGAGCGCCGACAATACCGCACCGCCTAGCATTCTACGACTCGATTATATCTGGGGACTCTGGCAACCCAATCTTTGGGGTCATCGGCTCTGAGCTATGGTTGCTGTCTACATTCTTCGGCGCTGGTTCTGGCCCGTTCTACGGCGGTCTAGTCCCAGAGCTTAATGCAATGATTACAACACTCGACACCCTTCAAGGCGACATTACTGGACACACCGTCACAGTTGGCGACCTTTCGTCATACACAGCATATTAAGTTACAACGAACATGAACATACACCAATTAGCGGAGATGATCTCCCTTATAATGACCATCCCGACCGTTTTGCTGGCGGCGGCAGTGGTATACTTGTGGCTACCTGCTGCTCGTGCTGCACTTAAAGAAGATAGCCGAGACGCTCACCAATGGTTTATCCTCGGTGTCGTAGGTGGGTTCCTTGGGTCTGCCATAGACAACTCATACTGGTTCATGCCGTGGACAGCTTCGTTCATGGGGGAAACGGCTATATTCGGTCAGTTGACCGAGTTCGGTGTATACTTCAACGTGTTTTTCAGGCAGGGTCTCGGCATATTTGCTGCATTTTGCCACATCAAGGCGGCTGAGATGTCGTCACTAAAGAATGTCATGATCATCAACAGGCTACTGGTTGCGTCATACTTTGTCGGCATCAGCTACGTTCTTATCGTCAGCATGGCAAGCCTGTAGTGTCATGGAGCCAGCAACATTCATCAACCTGATCGTGGGTGCAGCGGCGGCAATGACCACTGCAATCGCCTTTCTGTTTAGGACGGTAATGTCGCTCCATAAAGACCAAACTCAAATGTCCTTAGAACTTGGCAGGCTAAAGGGCAGACAGCAGGGAATCGAAGAACTCTCAAACAAAGTCTTAGACGTAGTTCACAGAAATACAAATCAATGAAAAAGCTAATACTCGCATCAGCACTAATCCTATCTGGTTGCGCCTACAAGGGCGACGTATATATTTATTCACCCTCTGGAGCTGGCAATGCCATCGAAAAGGCAGTTGACGCATCCGTCGATCTCCCCGTCTTACCATAATGAAAGTTATCGTAGTCATATCTGGATTCACCCAGAAAAAGCACCAAAACACTGGCTCCAAGCAATTGTGGCGTGAGCTTCGGTTGCTTGATGACATTTGCGAGTGTGAGGATGCGCTTATTCAGCTGAAGGAATGGGACGCGGACTGGAAGAAATATGCTAAATACATCAACAGCCTGAAGCCCACAGAAGTCCTTATATGCTGTTACAGTTGGGGAGGGGGGTATGGTATGCCCCAGCTATCGAAACGCCTTCAGTGCGACGTGAGCGTGGTTGCTTGCGATCCTGTGTATCATAGCCCGACAATCCTCGGCAGGTGGTGGGCTTTGTTTGACAGAAGGATCAAACTTGACAAGAATGTTAAAGTAGTGGGATGGGTGTCCCAAAGAGGAGATTATTTAGACGGAGACAAGCTGGTTGGCGGTAAATCAATTTGCAGGGAGAGAACATACGACTACGACCACCAAGAGATAGATAATTCACCAGAGTATCACAAGGCGGCGGTTCTAGCTGCTAAAAAATATTTACAAACTTAATTATTATGAGTACGACAACTATATCTGGCAGTATCAACGGGGTAAACAACACAGCCCTCGCAAACAAGTGGATCACTTTCCGCCTAGTTCAGCTCGGCACGGACTCGGTGGCGACGGCAACAGTGGCACAGAGCGTTGACTCGGTTCAGACGGATGCCAATGGCGACTTCTCGATTGACGTATGGAACAACGGCGACAGCGGCAAGCCAAGTATTCTTGAGATTACAGTGGAAGGCTCAAAAGCTGAGAAGGTAATCATTCCTGCTGGAACAGCAAGTATTGAGCTTTGGGATCTGATTGAAAACTATCAAGCCGACGGAAGCACCAGCGAGCAGGTTCCATTTGTGTCAGACCTCTTCGTCCGCAAAGCTAGCAACCTAAGTGACCTTGAAAGTGCTACTACAGCGAGATCAAACCTTGGTCTAGGCACAGCGGCAACAACAGCAGCAACGGACTACGCAACGGCAGCACAGGGAGTCAAGGCGGATGCAGCTATTCCAACATCTGGCATCGGATCTACCGTCCAGGCATACGCCTCTGTCCTACAAAGCACAACAGCTTCATACACCACAGCAGAAGAGATCAAGCTTTCTGGCATCGAGGAACTGGCTGATGTTACGAACGCAACAAGCGTTGAGTCCGCTGGTGGATACATCGTTGGTGGAAATGACGTTGCCCTGACAGACGGTGGCACTG